TACCGGACCTTCCCGCTGCCGCGCGTTCAAATCGCGGTCACAGACACACCGTTTACGTGGATCACCGTGACCGATGGTGAGAAGTTTGTTGTGACATCCGTCACGGCAAGCAGCGAGAGCCGCGACAGCGTGGAGTGGACCGCACGCTTGCCGATACCTGATCCCGTCGTGCGCGCCACACTGCAAACCTCGCGCGACCTCAAGACATGGGATGATCACCAGGTATTCGAGTTCCGCAAATCCAACGCCGAGTTTTTTCGCATCAAGATCGAACAACTGACGCCATGAAAACCATCGCCATTCTCACCTGTCTTGCCGTCTCCGGCTGCGGCGGCACGTTCACGCTGCGGACTGATGGCAGCTTGGCTTACACCACGCCGGAGATTTTGAAACCAATCATCGTCCACGAGAAGTGACCATTACCATCAACTATTTACACCATGAGCGCAGCACCTACCATATACGTTCCAAACGCGGACTTTTCAACTTTGGCGGCAACTCCAATCACAAGTGCGGGGCTTCCAGGCTCCGAGCTTGATGCGGAGTTTTCCGAAATCGCAGCATCATTAACTGCCACGCAATCGCGTCTTGCTGAGATTCAGCGGGATGACGGCGCGGTGCGCAATGGGGTTGTCGGATTCCTCGCCATGTCTGCGGACGTGTTGGCAGCATTCGCATCCATTGGGTCCAACTACCGCGGACAATGGTCTGCGGGTCAGGACTACGTTTCCGGCGATCTGGTGATTTCCGGTATCGACAACTATCCGTACCTTTGCGGCGTGCCTCACACGAGTTCCGCGGATTTCAATTCGGACTTTTCTTCCGGTGTATGGGCGATTCTCGGGTATCGACCAACAACGGACAATTTGGTTATCAATAATTTCAGTGGGGACGGATCGACTGTCGCGTTCAACCTGACGAAAGACCCCGCGGATGAAAACAACACCCAGGTTTATGTCTCTGGTGTTTATCAGAAAAAAAGCACCTACACGGTGACGGGCACATCACCGGCGGTCCTGACATTTAATTCAGCTCCAGCTATCGGGACAAACAATATCGAGGTCGTGATCGGCGTATCCGCGGAACTTATCAGTTCCGTCGTGAACATCCCAAATAACTCGGTTGGCACATCGGCGCTTATCAACTTGAATGTGACCACTGGCAAGTTGGCGGATGGAGCGGTGACAACCGTGAAGCTCGCTGACTCAACAGGCGGTGAAGACGGGGTGACAACCGCGAAGATCGCCGACTTGAACATCACCACCGCCAAGCTGGCAGACTTGTCTGTGACCACCGCCAAGATTGCGGGAGCATCGGTGGACAGCAGCAAGCTCGCGGTAGGTTCAGTTCAGACGGCGAACATCCAGTCCGGCGCGGTGGACAACTCGAAGTTGGCATCAAGCGCGGTGGACTCCGTAAAGTTGGCAGCGAACGCGGTGACTACCACAAAAATCGCGAATGGTGCGGTGACGGCGGAAAAACTTGCGGTTGGCGCAATGGTTATTGCGGATGCCTCGATCACAACGGCAAAGCTTGCCGATGATGCCGTGACGCCGGAAAAGATGGCGGCAGGGATGCCCGTCAAGATCGAGCAGGTGGCCAAGACGGACCCGCAAACCATCGCGTCCGGGTCATGGACCGACATTTCCGGGTTGTCGATTGCGTTCACCCGCAACATGACCAACAGCAAGGTGAGGGTGCAGGCGCAGTTGAGCGGCTCATCCACCGTCGTGACGCCGATGGCGATTAGGATTTTGCGGGAGGCGACGGCGGTCGGGATTGGCAACGTGATCAGCAGCCGGACACAGGCGACAACCGCGTTGAGCGTCATTAGCGGCGACATTGCTGGCATTCAATGCGCGTCGATTGACTTTATTGACAACGTGTCGGCGGTTGCGACCAACCCGCTCACCTACAAGTTGCAGGCGTTGGTGTCATCCGGCAGCGGGTATATCAACCGATCTTTCACGGACGGCACGACAAGCAACTATGTCAGCCCGATTTCAACGCTGACATTGACTGAGATCACGGTTTAATCCAATGCCAGCCAAGCGAAAAGACCTCACGCCGCTGGAACAGGCCGAAATCCAGCTCAAAGCCACCCGCCGGTTGCTGGCTGCGAAGAAGGCGCACTACTCGCTGATCGAGTTTGTGAGGCTGATGATGCCCGACCCGATGGACCCTGACGACGTGCAGCTTTCACGCTACATCGTCGCCAAACACCACGAGGTTCTTGCGGCGGCGTTGGAGGAGGTGGACAAGGGGAACATGCCCCGACTCATCATCACGCTACCCCCACGGCACGGGAAGTCGCAGATTGCATCGAAGGCGTTCCCCGCATGGTTCATGGGGCGCGATCCCTACCGCCAAATGATCGTGGCATCCTACTCAGCCACCATGGCGGAGGACTTCGGCCGCGAGGTGCGGGCCTACATGCAGACACCAGCCTACAAGCAAGTGTTCCCGGCTTGTTCGCTTCGCAAGGGTGGGGCAGCATCAGACCGCGTGCAGACCGAGCAGGGCGGGCTTGGCGTGTTCGTGGGCGCTGGCGGTGCACTCACCGGCCGCGGCGCAGACGTACTCTTGATCGACGACCCGGTGAAAGACCGCGAGGACGCCGACAGCGCGACGATGCGCGACAAACTGTGGAGTTGGTTCACGGATGTTGCCATGACGCGCTTGATGGGTGGCATGGGGCGTGTGGTCATCATCATGACCCGCTGGCACGAGGACGATCTGGTCGGCAGGCTGACGGATCCCGGCAACCAGCACTACAACTCGGAGGAGGCGAAGCAGTGGAAAATCATCTCGTTCCCGGCATTGGCCGAGGACAACGACATCATGGGCCGCGAGAAGGATGAACCACTATGGCCCGACCGCATCACGAAAGAGTTTCTCAGTTCGCAGCGTCGGCTGAACCCACGGGGCTTCGCCGCGCTCTACCAAGGACGGCCGGCACCGGAGGATGGCGACTTCTTCAAACGCGAGTGGCTAGCCACCTACCAACCGAATGAGCTGCCGCGCAACCTTCGCTACTACTCCGCGAGCGACCATGCGGTGTCCGTGGCGCAAGATCGAGACCCGACAGTGCTGCTCACAGCAGGCGTGGACGATCAAGGGACCATCTGGATTTTGCCGGACGTGTGGTGGAGGCGGGCGCAGACAGACGATGTGGTGGACGCGATGCTCGACATGATGGCGCGGCACAAGCCGCTGATCTGGTGGGCCGAGCGCGGGCACATCTCGAAGTCGATTGCGCCGTTTCTGCGGAAGCGAATGCAGGAGGAACAGGTGTATTGCGCCATCGACGAGGTGGTGCCCGTGAAAGACAAGCAGACGCGGGCACAGTCGATCCGTGGCAGGATGAGCATGGGCAAGGTGCGGTTCCCTGGCTTCGCCCCGTGGTGGGAGGCTGCCCGCTCTCAGATGCTTTCATTCCCCGCAGGCAAGCACGATGACTTTGTAGATACCATCGCCTACATCGGCATGGGGCTTGGCCGGATGACGGCAGCCACCGCGCCGAGTCGCAAAAAGCCATCGCCCGCCACCGGCACGATTGGCTGGGTGCTGGCTCGCTCGAAGGCGCAACAACGCGAGAAGGCAAACATGAAGGCGGCAGCAGGATTCTGAGATTGCCATTTTACAGACAGACAGACACCATTTTCAACCAGAAGCCATGAAATATCCACCGACCCCAGCCGACCCCAGCATCGAGCAACCTTTAGCGGAGCCGGTCAAGAGCGGGATGACGCGCGACGTGCCCACGCCTGATCCATCGAGGGCCGCGCTTGTCCAGCAATGGCAGGGAAAGGTCACAGCCGCGAAGTCGCATTGGGCAAAAGACTTCGAGCGGATGAAGGAAGACCAGGCTTTCCTTGGCGGTGCGCAGTGGGATGGGCGGGAAGCCCCCGACAAATACACGGCGAATATCATCCAGCGGCACATCAACCAGCGAGTTGCAGCGCTCTACGCCAAGAACCCGAAAGTGGTTGTCCGCAAGCGGCGCACGATGGATTTTACACAGTGGGACGGCACCACCGATGCGTTGCAAAGCATTCAGATGGCCATGGAGATGTCCCAGCAGGCGGGAGTTCCCATGCCGCCAGAAATTATGAACCTGATCGCGGACATCGCCCAGGGCGTGCAGCGCCGGTCGATGCTGGAGAAAATTTCAAAAACGCTGGAAATTCTCTACGATTACACACTCAACCAGCAAATCCCGCCATTCAAGGTGCAGATGAAGCAACTGGTTCGCCGCGTCTGCACGACGGGTGTTGGCTTCGTGAAGCTGGGATTCCAGCGGGTGCTCGAACGCAGCCCCGACGACGTGGAGCGCATCAACGGGCTGACCGAGCAAATCTCCGTGATGGAGCGGATGCTTGCCGACGTGGCAGACGACAAGCTCGAAGAGGGTCGCGCCGAGCTTGAGCAACTGCGGTTGATCTTGGCGGATTACCAACAGCGCGAGCAGATGGTCGCCCGCGAGGGGTTGTGCTTCGACTTCCCTACGTCCACAAGCGTCATCATCGACCCAGCCTGCCGCCACTTGCGTACGCTCACGGGAGCACGGTGGATCGCGGAGGAATATATCCTGCCAGTGGACACCATCAAGGAAATCTACGCCGTGGACTTGTCCACCGCCGGCAGTGCGACCAGCTACGACACCGAGAGCAAGACAGGCATCCCTGGACTGAAAGAGCGCATCAAGTCGGTTGTGACCGAGGATGGCGCACCGGAGCCACGGGCGAAGGACGGCAAGTGTGTGTGGGTAATTTGGGATAAGACGACCGGACAGACATGCACTGTCTGTGAAGGCTACGTCGATTTCCTTGTCGAGCCGAAGCAGCCCGACGTGTTCATCGAGCGGTTCTGGCCGGTATTTCCCTTGATTTTCAACGAAACCGAGAACGAGGACAGCATCTATCCGCGCAGCGACGTGCATCTCCTCAAGCCACTCCAGAAGGAATACAACCGCTGCCGCGAGGGATTGCGCCAACACCGGATCGCAAACCGCCCGAAGACCGCGGTGGCTGCCGGCCAACTCGACGAGGAGGACACCGAGAAGCTGAAAAACCACCCGGCAAACGCGGTCATCACGCTCAACGCACTGCCGCCAAATGGCGACGTGGCGAAACTCCTTCAACCGATCAAAAACCCGCCAATCGACTCCGCACTCTACGATACCTCGCCGGTGTATGAGGATTTGTTGCGGGTTGTTGGACAGTCAGACGCCAGCATCGGCTCCGCGCAGGCTGGCGTGACTGCCACCGGCGACAGCATTGCCGAGCAGAACCGCACGGTGGCCATTGCTTCCAACGTGGACGACCTGGACGACATGCTCAACGAGCTTTCCCGAGCTGCCGGACAGGTGCTTTTCCTGGAAATGTCGCAGGAATCCGTCCAGAAGATCGCCGGCCCCGGCGCGGTATGGCCGCAACTCTCCACGCAGGATGTCGCAGACGAGTTGTTGCTGGAGGTTGAGGCTGGATCAAGCGGGCGCCCGAACCGCGCCACCGAGATCGCCAACATCGAACGCCTCGCGCCACTGCTCCTCCAGATGCCCGGCGTAAAGCCTGACTGGCTCGTCAAGCAACTCATCATGCGCCTCGACGACCGTCTCGACCCGACAGACGCGATTGCCGCTGGTCTGCCGAGCATTGTCACACAAAACGCCATGGCCAAGGGGATGCAGGCAATGGGCAACAACCCCGAGGACCAAGGTGGCAACGGTGCCAACAACGAGGAGAAGCCACCGGGAGACGGCAGACCACCGTCCGGCCCGACCACTCCCCAGCAGCCAAACCCGAGCGGGATGATGGGCGGGTGAAATTATCCCCACCAACAAATCTTAGCCTTACCTAAGTTTTGGATTGACGGGCGGCGCAGACAGACAGACATTCACGGGCATGACGCAAACAGAAGCGTCGGGTTCGTCGCCCGACACACAAATTGAGGAGATTGCCGCCGAGGTGCCAGCCACCGACGCAGCACCGGACGCCACAGAGGTCGCACCGTCCACGACCGAAACCAAAGGCGAAACGCCGTTGACGTTGCTCGATCTCGTAAGAGACGTGGCTGCCAAGACAGGCGATGTGGCACCGCCGACCACGGAAGAACAGGCAGCGGAACCGGAAACCTCGTCTGAGGAGAATCCGGCCCACGATCCCAACGTACCTACGCCGAGTGGCGAGAAGGACGGACAGGAAGGGCAGGAGGAAAAGAATGACGAACAGCTCCCGTTCCACAAGCACCCGCGATTTCAGGAACTCGTTCGTGAGAAAAACTCCTACAAGGAGGACGCCACACAGTTCCGGGCAATTTCAGACTACATGGCCGAAAATCGTCTGTCCGCAGACGAGGTGGACAAGGGGTTTGTCATCATGTCCGCGATCAAGAACGATCCGGTAAAAGCGAGGGCAATGCTGGCTGAAACCATGCGACAGCTCGATGAGGTGACGGGGGAAATCCTTGGAGAATCAGAGACGCGCCTGGTGGATGAAGGTGAGATGAGCGAGACGGCGGCCAAGGAATTGAGCCGCTACAAAGCCCAAGTCGCCTTGCAAGAGCACCGACACCAAGAGGCACTGCAACAGCAGGCCGCCATGAGGGAACGGCAACTTGAGCAGAGCATTGTGAGCAGTGTGGAGCAATGGGAGCAGCAGATTGCGACACGCGATCCCGACTACGCCGCAAAGAAGTCGATTGTGTTCGATAAAATCCGCCTAGCGCAACTCCAGACCCCGGCCCGAAGCCCACAGGAAGCATTGGCCTATGCCGAAGCCGCCTACAAGCAAGCGACCGAGATTCTGAAAGCAGCGATGCCAAAGCGGGTGGCCATCCAATCACCGTCGAGTTCGCAATCAGTCACAAGTGCCCGTGCCGTGCCGAAAAGCCTGGCAGAAGTGGTGCGAATGGCTGCCGGTCAGTAAATCTCTAACATCCTAATTCTATGTCATTTTCACCATCTGCAACCGGCATCACTGCCGGCCAACTTGAGTCCATCGCCTCCGCTGCTCTCGACTTCTACGTCAAGGGAGACGCGTTCGACCAGACCATCCAAGACAAGCCTTTGCTCTCCGCTCTGCGCGGCAAGCAGAAGACTTTCCCCGGTGGCAAGGAGAAGATCAGCATTCCCGTTGTGGGCGAATATCTCAATTCGCACGCCGATTTCTTCAAGGGATTCAGCGGCACCGATGCCGTGACCTTCCAGAATCCGGCTTACCTCAAGCGGGCAGCCTACGGATACTACTCGATCCACGCCGGTATCACCGTGTCGTTCGACGAGTTGAAGGCTGACGGCATCACCATCCTCGACAGTGCGTTTGGCGAGAAGACTTCCCAAGTCTCAGGCCGCGAGCTGACCGCCCTCACCTCCTTGCTGGATCACAAGCTCCAGTCGATGAGCGAAGGCTGGGCACGCGAGATGAACGAGATGCTCTGGCGCGACGGCACGCAGGACGCCAAAGTCCCCGCGGGCATCCTCGCCTACATCACGGACGCCGTGACCACCGGCACCATCGGAGGCATCAACCGTGCAACCTCGACCTGGTGGCGCAACCGCCCGCTCGTGACCACGACTGCCGGCTCCGATGCGCTGACCACCGCGCTCCGCAAGGAAGTGCGCCAACTTCGCCGTTACGGTGGCAAGCCGAACCTGATCCTCTGCGGATCGAAGTTCCTCGATGCACTCGAAGCTGAAGTCGCGGCCAAGTCCACCTACTCGCAGACCGGAGTGGCAGGCACCCGCAACCTCGCCAGCCCGACGCTGACAATCAACGGCATCGGCACGTTCCAATACGACCCAACCCTCGACGACCTGCAAGCAGCGGGCGCCGGCGGCGGCTCGATTGACTACGCGAAACGGTGCTACTTCATTGACACCGACGCCATCTGCCTCTACGCGATGGAAGGCGAAGACAACAAGGTGCACGCCCCCGCGCGCCCCCACGATGTCTATGCACTCTACCGCTCGATGACATGGACTGGCGGCACTGCCGTCAATCGCATGAACTCCTGCGGCGTGCACGCCATCTCCTAAGCGGAGACTCACAGGGAGGGGCCGGTCATGCTGGCTCCTCCCTCTTTCACTTTCCACTCTCCCAAACCAAACCAACATCAACCATGCAACACTGTTCCGTCCTGGTCGCCCGCGGTGGCGACCTCACCAATACCGTCCTGCGCGAAAACGTGTCTGTCCCCGAAATTGGCGTGCTAATCGGCATCCACGGCATCGACGGCGTGTTGCGAGTCCCCGACACCACCAGCGAACGCCCGGTGAAGCACGTCGAGGAGTATGACCGCATCCAGAACATCTACGGTGCTGACGCAACGGTGAGGATTCTTGGCCCGCGTGGTTTCACCATCAACCTGCCGACCCGATTGGCTGCCGTCTTTGCCGACGTGGCCGAATCCGAGATGGCGGAGGAGGAGGCGCCGAAGCCCAAACGCGGCGGCATCAAGCTGTCTGCGAAAGCGGAGGATGCCGAAGAATTACTGACTGAATAACCATCCACGCCATGCCCGCAGGACAGACGCTTGACCAACTTGTGACGGCTCTCCGCGCGGAGATTGGCGACTCAACAAACGTCTCGATGGGGGCGGCGGCATTGCCTGGTCTTCATCAGACGTTGCGGAGGGTGCAGGAAACCTACTACGCGGATTTCAACTGGCCGCAGCTCCGCGTCTTCCGCGAGGAGGAAATTCTTGCCGGTCAGCGGTATTACACGTTCAACCCAGATGTGGATTTCGAGCGGATTTATGGCGCATGGGCGCGTGAGTCCGATGTGACAAAACCGGAGTGGCGCGAAATCGACTACGGCATCACGCCAGCCGATTACAACGTGACCAACTCCGACGTTGGAGATGCCGAAGACAATATCCTCAAGTGGTGCCACTACGAAGGTAATCAATTTGAGGTCTGGCCAATCCCGACTTCGCCTGGCGCAATCCGCTTTCGCGCCATGAAAACACTGGCCCCGCTCGTCGCAGGCACAGACACCTGTGACATCGACGGGACGCTCCTCGTGCTCACTGCCGCAGCAGAGTTGCTGGCCCGTTCGAAGGCGCAGGACGCGCCACTCAAGCTCGCCATGGCGACGAGTCACTACAACCGTTTGAAAGGCCGCTACCAAAAGAGCGAAACCTTCATCATGGGCGGCGATACCACCATCACGCAAGGCTATACCCGCATTCGCGCACCGCGTTGATCCATGGCCTACATCTTCGTCAACTCGTTCAAGCAGGGACTTGACGCCCGTCGTTCAAAAATCAGTGCCCAGCAGGGCAGTTTGGTAAAAGGCAAAAACGTCCATATCAACCGAGGCGGCGAGATCGAGAAACGCAAGTCGTTCGTCTCGAAGTTCGCACTACCGTCCAACACGTTCGGTCTGCACGCCACGCGGTCGAAACTCTACGTCTTCGGGTCGATCACTCCGCCGGTGATGCCGACTGGTGTCACCTACCAGCGACTCGAAGCCCCCACTTCCCCCGCGATGACCGAAGTCATTTCCACCGACACCTACGGTGGAGTGCCCTACGTCGTTGCCCGCTACGCCAACGGCGCAATCCATCATTTTTACAACGGCGTGCGCGTCACCGATTGGGATTCGATGGTGGGCGATTGCTTCACGCTCGGGCAGGCACTTGCTGAGTTGGTGACGCTGGCTCCGGCTGTGTCTGCGGCATACGCTCCCGTCGCTGGCAAGGCGACAATCACGATTACCGCCGACGTGCCAAACGTGGCGTTCACGGTGTCATCCACGGTCGTTGGACTGGACGGATCGGCCCCGAGCATTGCCATCGTCAACACGGCGGTCGCCGGGCTTGGAGTGGCGCAAATCTCCACCATCACCCTGACGGTTGGCACCGCAGACACGGATCAGGTGGCATGGACGATCATCGTCAACGGCGTGACCTACATTATGTCCACCGGCGGCAGTGTGACGGGCAGTTCAGTGAGGACATTCCGCAGCAAGATGTATGCGACGGGGGTGGGTCTGCTTTATTTCTCCGACACCGGCGATCCTACCGAGTGGACGCCCGCCCCCACCGTGCCGACATCGTTTGCCGGGTTTGAAAATCTCTCGTCGCAGACAGGTCAGGCAGACTTGCTGGTGGCGATGGCACCTTACCAAAATTACCTCGCCGTGTTCGCGCGCCGCGCCACGCAGATTTGGGCGGTTGTCCCCGGCGATCCGGCAGACAACGTGCCCGCGCAGATTCTCGATAACATCGGCACCGTCGCCCCGCGCAGTGCGATCAACTTTGGCGAGCTGGACGTGTTTTTCCTGTCAGACACCGGCATCCGCAGCCTGCGGGCACGGGACGCATCCAACGCCGCTGTCGTGTTCGACGTGGGGACTAGCATCGACCCGCTTGTCATCGCCCGCATGAAGACGCTTTCCGAGGCGAACCTTGCCAAGTGCTGCGGCGTGATCGAACCGCGCGAGGGTCGCTACATGCTGGCCATCGGCACAGAGGTCTTCGTCTATTCGTTCTTCCCTGCGTCCAACATCTCCGCATGGACGACCTACGAGCCGGGATTCACTGTGAGCGATTGGGCCGTGCAGGAAAGCAAACTCTACGCCCGCAGCGGCAATACCGTGTATCTCTACGGCGGCGACGGCGGCGACACCTACGATACCAGCGTGGCAGAGGTTGAGCTGTCCTGGCTGGACGCCGACAAGGCCGCGCACCGCAAACGGTTTCACGGGCTTGATGCGAGCTGCGAGGGAACGTGGCAGATCGACTACTCGCTCGACCCGGTGAGCAATGAGTTTGCACTGGCTGGGCATGTCATCGGCCAGAATTTCAGTCTCCCGTCTTTCGGACTCGCCGGCTACGGGACGCATATCGGGTTCAAATTCACTTCATCTGATGCCTCAAACGCTAAAATCTCCTCGTTCGCGTGCCACTTCGAGTTCACGGAACCGCCGAAGTAAGCCCCGCATGGTGCTTGGCCCGGTGGAATATGAGTCACTGTGCTACATCGTGCGCAACATGCGCCAGCTTGACCGTGACGAGATATTCGCCACACACTTCCCCGTTGGGGACGAAAGCCCGCTGACCAACGACGACTTAATGGTCCAGCAGACCTACGACGCAGCCACCCGTGACGGATGCGGCTGGGTCGCCAGCATCAACGGAGAACCCGTTGCGGTATTGGGGATTACAATGATGTGGCCGGGAGTGGCGTCTGTCTGGATGTATGCCACAGACAGTTGGCCAAAAGTCGCTTTGGCATTGACCCGCTGGGCGAAAAAAGCGATTTTCCAGATCATGCGTGATGCCAACATACACCGTGCTCAGTGCTGGAGTCTGTCTGGCCACGACATCGCCCATCGTTGGCTCAGACACCTGGGCGCGACAGAAGAGTGCATCAGCCCCGGCTACGGCAGGGAGGGTGAAACATTCCACCTGTTCGCGTGGTCAAGGGGAAGGGATTTTTAATCATGTGCTCATCATCCAGTTCCAAAAAATCCGCAAAGGCTTCCGAGGCGCTTGCAGCCGAGCAATTTGCATGGCAGAAAGAGCAGGCCGCAAAGGTTGAAGCTGACGCCGCTGCCCGTCGCGCCGCGATGACCACCGGACTCGGGCAGATCAACTCGCAGTTTTCCGGCTTTGATGATCGCTACTACAAGGGGTTGCAGGACAACTACCTTTCTTACGCAAACCCGCAAATCCAACAATCACAGGAGCGGGCGCAGACAGGTCTGCGGTCGGCGCTTGCCAACAAGAGCAAGCTCAAGTCCTCGACGGACGCGGCGCAACAAGGCGAGCTTGCCAACACCTACGGCGGGATTTTCCGCGATGCGCAATCAAAGTCGCTCGACTACGCCAACCAGCAGCGCAACCAGGTGCTTGCCGCCAAGCAGAACTCGATTGCGCAGATGTATGGGTCTGAGTCGCCCGACGTGGGATTGCAGGCTGCCAGCGGGGCAGTGGGGGCATTGCAGACCGGCCCGGCATTCGAGCCGATCAGTTCGCTGCTCGGGCAAGCCGCCCGCTACGCGACGATGGATTACAACAACTCGCTTTGGAACGGCCAGTCCTACGGCGTGTTCAGCCCGATGTTCAACAACAAGCAGTCGTCCGCGACGGGCGGTAGCAGCCAAGTCAAAACCATCAACTAGCCATGTGCGAACCAGTCAGCATTGGAACCGTTCTTTCTATTGCCTCCATCGCAGCGGCGGCAGGCGGAACCGCGCTTTCGATGAGGGCATCGAACGCGCAACAATCGGCGGCAGCCAGCGCGCGTCTCAAGGAGGTGCAGCGTCAGGGCGACATCATGCGAGACCAGATTCGTCTGCAAGACCAGCAGCGCGAGGACGCATTGAATGCCCGCAAGGCGTTTCAAAACGAAACACTTTCCGCCTACACGCCAGACAAGCTGGCATCAGACACGGCAGCCAACCAAAACCCGTTGGCGGCGGCACTTGCAGCCGCGGGTGATCGAGCAGCGGCACCGCTTGCGGCAGACGCCACCCGCGCCACTGGCTCGGTGCAGGTTGAGAATGCCGGGCAAGGGCAAGACTCGCAGAAAGCGGGTTCATCCGCCTACGATGCCCAGCTTGCCGCGCAGTTGGCGCGCGCCAGCGGCATCAACCAGCAGCAGTCGTCGGCGCAGGCAGCTATGCAGGCACTCACGCATGCTCGCATCACCGGCAACCAACGCCTTCAAGACAGTGCGAACGCGATCCAGCTCGCCGGCGCCCGCACGCAGGCACTCAACCGCCCGCTCGCCGCGAACAACCTGCTCTCGAACGCATCGGCGCAATACTACGGGTCGCAGCAAGAGGACGTGCTGAACAAAGGCGCTGGCACGGCTCTCGCCGGTCAGGCACTCAGCACGCTCGGCACCATCGGATACAGCTACGGCAGCCAAGGAGCGTTCAACAAGCCACCGAAAGCCATCCCTGTCTCACCACAAAACTGATCCCATGGACTACCGCACCGCAGCAGCACTCAGCCAGAACATCGCCGGGATCGGTGACATGTTCATGCAGATCAACGATCCAGCCACGCGCGCCCGTGCGGCACTGATGGGAAACCAGAACGCATTGCTTGGCGCGCAAGTGCGCGGCCAGGACATCGAGAACCAATATCGACCCGGCATGTTTGCCGCGCAGACAGACGCCTACCGCGGCAGCGCGGCCAATGCGTTTGCCGGAGCGCGGTATGAGGATTCACGGGCACAAGGCCAAGGTATCCAGAATAAGGCTGGCCAGGCATTGCTCGACGGGTTCATGCAAGTTCCGACAACCAGTTACTCCCAAGGAGGAACCGCCGGACCCGACGAGATGACCGACCCGTGGACGGAAAAGGGATACAGCGCGACAGGTAAGAATCTCAGCCCCGGCGTAGTGGCTGTAAATCCCAGCGTTCATCCGCTTGGCACGGTGTTTCAAGGGCAAGACGGAAAAACCTACATCGCCGCAGACAAGCACGGGAACAAAGACCCGAACGTGGTGGACATCTACCGATTGCCGCAGGAATACCAAGCGCAGTCAGGCCCGCAAAACCTCCGCGTCGTGGGCCGTGAGAAAATCCCCTACGGCACGACTGCCGACCAGCTTGCTGCCATGCGCGCCAAGTATGAGCGTGATGCGGCACTTTCGAACATCTTCGCTGGCGGCGGCGCGGCAGACCTTGCCACAGGCACAGCCAAAATGGCGGCGCTCAACGCGCCAGACGAGATGGCTGCCCGCCGAGCGCTTGCCGCGCAGGGAGTGGCGATGAACCAGGGAGAATACTTCGATCCGGGGATGTCCGACGCCTTCCAAGGCCGCGCGCTGCAAGGCGACTTGAATCAGGAGGCATTGCGCCAACAAGGAGCGATGGACCGCACCGCGGCAGACAACGACCTCAAGGCACGGATATCCGTGTTCGATGCCATGACCGCCGGCGGCGGCACAACTGCCGGATCATCCACCGGCGGCCGCGGTCGATTCAATGCGTTCGATGGGGCAAAGGAAATTGGAGGCGCGACCGTCGCAAGGTTCGCGCTCGATGGTGCGACCGTCAGCCAAGAAGATCTACCGAAAGCCCAAGCATGGGCAACCTCTGTATCCACGCTCACCAGTCAAGGTGTCCCGTTTGAGACTGCAAAGGCGATTGCCGACGCGCACCACGGACTGCCGACGATGGAGGACGGCTGGTTCTCGTCTCCTCGCCAGAACTACGGCGCGTTCAACGCCACAGCGATCACGCCGGAACAAGCGGCTGAGACCGCGGCCAGGTATGGTGTCGGTGGAAGTGGTGCGGCCGGGCCAGACATGCAGCGGATCATGTCAGCCGCGCAAGTCTTCGGGTATGGCGGCGGCCAGCAACAACCTGCCGCGCAACCGCAACCGCGGCCGCCGGGGCAACCCGCCGATCCAGTTCCACAGACAGGCGCGGACAAACCCGCCCGCGCAAGCGATGCGTTCAAGCCATTGGAGGGCAAGAACGACAAGAAAGACCGTGAGACACGGGAGAAGCGGGCAAGGCAGATTGAAAGCGAGATCAAAACCATCACGTCACGGCTAAAGACCAAGACGGTATCAAGCGGCGGAGTGGCTGGAGCTTACGGATTCAACTCTCAAGCATCCCCCACGAGTCGTCCGATGGACAACGACGAATACAACGCCAATCTCGCAAAGCTCCAGAAGCTCGAAGGCGACCTCGCCACGCTCAAGTCGCCGGCGAAGGCGACCACGAACGGCGTGCGGAAATACAACCCGGCCACCGGCACCATCGAATAATCATGCCACAGATCATCGAAGTCCCCGGAATGGGCCATGTGTCATTTCCAGACGGGATGACCGATGCAGACATTTCCGCGGCTATCCAGCGGAACATGGCGCCCAAGGGTCTCGATTTTTTCGACCCGCTTTCCCCGACTAGCGTCAAGCGTGCCGCAGACAGTCGGACGCCGCCGGACGTACCCAGCATGGGCGGGTCGTTCGCGCGCGAGGCAGCGCGATCCGTTGGGCCGGGTCTTGTCGGATTCAAGGCGGGTGCCGCATCCGGTGCTGCCCTTGGCGCGGCAGGACTCAACCCGGTGACGGTTGCGGCTGGCGCGGTGATCGGCGGTGTCGGCGGGTTCATGCTCAGTCGCAAGGTGTCAGACGAGGTGGCTGATGCCATCGCGCCAAACTCGTTCATGGGCACCAAGTCAGCGGAAGCCGACATGGCAGCGAACAAGTGGTCCACGATGCTCGGTGGCGCCATTGGCGGCGGCGGTGCTCCAGGCCCGCTCCGCGGTGTCACAGCAATCCCGAAACTTTTCACCACCGGCGGCAGACAAGCACTCACCGCCGGCTTGCGCGAGGGCGCGCCATTGGCAGCCCGCCAGGCATCGAGCGACATCATGGAGCCGCTGATCGGAGCGGGTGTCGGCGCGGGTCTTGGCGCTACGCATGGAGCAGATGCCGCTGGCGTGGCCGAGCAAGCAGGGCTTGGACTGATTTTCAACCGCGGATGGATGCACCGGGTAGGTCGCACGCCGCAATCACTTCCCACGGATTCGCAGAATGGTGTGCAGGGAGAACCTGCAACGGGGTCGTTGGCGGGAGACGGCGTTATCCCCCATGAAACAAATGCGGCCGTGGGAACTCGTGACAATCCATCGCGCGCTTTCGCGATCATGGAGGCGAACGCGCTTGCCAACCGACTCAAGACCGGACAACCGCTGGAGACACCAACCCCCCCCGCCGCGCCGGAACCGCTGACATTCGATGGCGGTCCCGTCGTGCGCGGGCCAGTGGTGCGTGGTCCAGTTGTCGAGGGGCCAGTCGCGCGCGGTCCGATTGTCGAGGGGCCGCGTGGTCCGGTCGTCGGTGAAGCCATGCCCCGCGAGGCATGGCAAGGACCGCTCGCGCCGCGCGTCGAGGGACCACGAGTGCGCGGGCCGCAGATCGACTCCCCGACAATGGATGGCCCGCTTGCCCCGCTCGTTGAAGGTCCGCGTGTGGGCATGGACGCGCCAGTCATCGCGCGCCCGCTGGCTGTCCGTGCCCCCGAGGTGCTCGCGCCGGATGGTCCGACGATGCTTGGCCCATCCGTTGACCGGCCGTTCGTCGATGGGCCACTCGGTCAAGAGGTGCTTGGGCCGCCCAAGATCAAAGTGGGGCAGGACATTTTCACAGACACAGACAGCCCGTTGGCATCAACCCGGCTTGACCCCGCGTCAAGGCAACTTGGCGGCAAGCCATTCAACTCGACCGACATCGCTGCCCGCTTGCGAGCGCCGGCAGAAGCCCCCGCAGCGCCGGAGCCACCCGCGCCCGCTATCGCGGCGGAGGTCTCGCGCCAGATTGGCAACCAACAGTTCAACTCGACGGACGTGGCCGCGCGGATGCGCGCGCAACAGGAGGTTCAACCAACTATTAGCCCCGAGGCTAAATCTCCATCACTGCCTGACGTGCCCGCCGTGCCCGCTACGCCAGAAGTAGCTCCACTCAAGGGCACCGTCGCACTGGCCACCGGCAGGCTGAACGCCGCTAAGAACCAACTCGCCAAGCTCGAAGCGAGCGGCAAGGCGACACCGGATCAACTCGCCAAGCGGCGTGCGTCCATCGCCACGCTCGAAGCGCAGATCAAAGCCGCACAACCGGACGCCCCCAGCAGAGAACGGGAACTTCAAAAGCGGGTGAGTGAGGTGCATGACTCCGGCGAGTTCGATCTTGTCGGTCGTATCCGCGAAATGGGTGGATTTGCGCCGCAAGGTAAGGAGGCTGGGCTGATCGAGGTGAACGCCCGCCGCGGTAGAAAACTCAGCGAGAAAAACCGCAAGGTGGCTGCCGGGTTCGGTGAGACCCGCGATGACGCGGCCCGCGCAAGCGACTTCCCTGACACGCCTGGTGGCAACCTGGCGGCGGCCACGCTGCGGAGTCTTCACAACAAGTCATCGACAGCACTGACCGCGGACAAGATGGCCGAAGCTCTTGGCATGACAGTCCGCGACTTCCATGCGAAGCTCAATGCGGAGCTGGAGAGCATCCACCGCAACAACGGACCCAAGGCGAACGAGTATGACGTGCTGATGGCGCGCCAAGAGCGGCAAGCTGTCGATCTCGAGAAGGCTGTGGAGAACTCTCACCCTGATGACATAAGCACTCCTCGTGCGGAGGGTCTGGAAAAAGGTGACACGTTTGTCATCGACGGTGAACCGATCAAGGTGATCGAGTCAGACGGTGAGACCGTCACGCTCCGCGATGGCGAGCGGTTCGGCGAGCAGACGGTATCAAATGATACTCCGATCCCGATTGAAAAACTGACATCGCCCGCCCGTGTCCGCACGGCAGAGGAAATTGCCGCGCAGAAGGAGATGGATGCGGTGGCCGACAGCGAGGCGCGGGCACGCGCAGACTCGGAAATCCCCGCGGATGATGCTATTGCAGCAAAAAATGCGGAGGATAGTTCCGCGGAGTCCGCGAAAGTCGCAGACGACTTCGCACTCAAAGCGCATGAGTCAGACGCCGAGATTCTCGCAGAGAAGAAAGCGGCAGAGCAGAAAGCTGAACTTGCCAAGCGTCAGTCGGCACGCCTCAAGGGTGACGCCGGCGACCTGACGCCTGACATCTTCGGTGAAGGTGACACCCCGCTGTTCAACGAGCACCGCGACACGCCGCAACAGAAGTCGATACTCGACGGTCTCAAGGCGCACCGCGACGACGTGGACAACTGGCTGAAAAGCGAGAAGAAGTCGGGCCGGTTGAACGCAATGCCCATCGACATCTTGGGCGCGACCGCTTACCGCACCGCGCTCGACCTCGTGGTCAAGGGTGTGGAGGCTGGCCAACGCATCGGCACCGTTGTCCGCAAGATCATCACAGACATCAAAAAGTCCAGAGCACTCACCCGCGACGAGGAAATCAGCATCAAGTCGGCGCTCATCAAGCAAGGCACCGACTACATGCGGTTCCAAGGTGAGCGTGACGCCAAGTTCTTCCACGAGATGCCGAAGGTCGCGGAGGAGCTTGCCGCGCAAGGCAAGCCCACAAACCTTCCTGACCTCATCAACGGTCTGGCTGCCCGCTTCCCCGAGCACGCCGCTTACATCCGCGCCAACGGGGCGAAGATTCACGCAGACATGGTGTTCGCCCGCGACACGAGGTTGTCCCGCAAGACCGAAAGCCTGCGCGAATGGGGCGAGTGGGGAGACTCCGCACTCGAAGGAGCGAAGAAACTCATCTACGGCACGATCAAAGGGAGTCCAGCCACCCGCGCCAAGCAGCTCGCCACAAGTTTCCACGCCACCTACATGACGGGCATCGGCAACAAGATGCGCCACCTCGCACAAGGCAACATCACCGGGCAGGAGTCCACGGCGTTCGGCAAGTTCACGGAAGACCTGGTAGGACTGGCCAAGGGCAAAGACGGCGTGCATCGCGTGGCGACTGACCTCCAGATGCACAACGACGTGACCACGTTTGCGAACCACCTGGATCGAATCAAGACGGAGTTGTTACCCACGCTCAAGGCGATGCCGCGCAACGAGCGTCAGGCATTCATGGAGCGGGTGGGCGACCACATCACAGACAGCAGCCGCGACGGCGAGCTTGCCAGCCAGCCGGCACTCAAGAAAGCGGTCGATTCTTACATCAAAATCCGCGAAGACCTTCTCAAGCACATGAAGGATGCCGGCGTGGAAGTGGGCGACGTTGGCCCCCGCTCGATGCGCCGCGTGCTCGACCGCCCGACCGTGCTGGCAAACCCGAAGGAGTTCGTGAAGCAGGCTGCCAATGCTTACCGGGCGAAGTGGCGCGCGGAGACAGCCAAACTCAATGCGGAGGCGGCCACCCTCGATCCAGTGAAGGACAAGGCGCGACTTGCGTCGATCCGCTCTGAACTTGCGGAGATCGCCAAGCGTGACGCCATCGACAGCGCGCAGAAGTATCTGACCAACATCGAAGCTGACGAGACGGGAATCACGTCCAACGGCAACGATTTGTTCGAGGTTAACCGCGGCAACCCGTCATCCATCAAGTCCCGCGAGTTTGGCCCGGAGGCTGACCAACTGCTCGGCAAGTTCTACCTGCGAGATCCCGACGCCATCCTGCGCCGCGAGATCGGTGATGCCGTCCGCGCTGCCGGCGTGGCCCGCACGTTCTCAGCGCCGAAACTCGATGCCGCGGGTAAGCCGCTTGGAACGGGTGAGATCGACCCGCTTGGCAAGTGGAAGAAACTCAGGCAAGACATGATCGACGAAGGCAACGCGGACATGGTGCCGCTCGCTGCCACCTTGCTGAAAGAACACTTCAACCTGGGCGGGCAGGACAACCCGACGATGCGGAAGGCACTGGAGATCGCCCACACGCACGCGCAACTGACGTTCCTCGCGCGCTCGGCACTCTCGTCGATGGGCGAGCCTGCGCTGGCCGGCATCCGCTCCGGCCGCATCTCCGACGTGGCCGCCGGCTACGTCAAGACGGTCAAGGGCATGGTCCGCGAGTTGCGCGGAGCATCACCGGAAGACGCCCGGCTAATGTCGAATGCCATCGGGGCATCCAGCGACGGCTTCAATTCGATCCTCGCCGCCAACCGCTTCCTTGACAGCTATGCCGTGGCGGGAAAGGCGGGCGAGCTTGTGGCGATGTTCCACGCGAAGACGTGGCTGACCGCGCTGACCAACTCGACGCACGCCGCAGCCATCGACATCGGGCATTCATTCATCCGCACCCAGCTCGGCCTGCGCGCATCCGGCGGGAAGTTCAAGACGACCGCGGGCAAGGCACTCAACGAGCTTGGCATCCAGACGAAGGACATCCCAGCCATGCAGAAGTTTGCTGATGACCTGGCAGTTGCCACAGACAAGGTGGCGCTCCTGTCTGCGAACACGCCGGAGGCGAAGATGTATCGGGATGCACTCCACCTGTTCAAAAACTCGGGGGCCTCTCTAAATGTTGTTCGCGGCACCCGCCCGCAACACGCCAACTCTCCTATCGGTGGGATGTTCTACGCGCTCAAGTCGTTCCTGTTCGCCTTCCAAGATCAAGTCTTGTCCCGCCACGCCCGGCTGATGAAGACTGCGGCCACGGGTGAGACGATGGTTGATGGGGCGATGGAGAAGCTATCCACTGCGGAACGCGCGAAGATGATCGGCGAGACACTGCAAGCAATCACCGTCATTGCGGCATCCCAATACGCCATCCAGAAAGTTCGTGAGTCGCTGTTTAACGACCCGGCGCGCAAAATCGAAGAGAACAAGACCGCAGCCGAACAAGCTCGGTTCCGGGCCTACTCGGTAGCCACTCGCTCCAGTTTCTTCGGTGGCTACGACATCGTGTTTAATGCGTTCACGGGTGCCCGTCACGGTGGAGACCCTGCAACCGCACTGCTCGGTCCATCACTCGGGCTGGCGTCATCCATTGCCGGGCAGGTTGCCGGCACTGGCGGCAAGAAGGACTCGGCCAACACCAACACGCACGAGCGCAAACTTGCGCGCTCAGTATGGGATGCTGCCGCCAAGCCAGTCGTGAATGCCGCGTTTGCCACCATGCCAGGCTACAAGGTCGCGGCCCCGCTTGTTCAAGCGTTCAACCACCCAGGCACACGCGAAGCACTCGTCAAGCGAGTCGCCGGTCCACCCATGCAACACGGACCCATGAAGAAAAAGAAAGGATTCTAACCCATGAAGCAACCACCCGTCGCTATCCAGCTATCGCTCGCAGACCGCATCGCCGCCATTGCCGAATCGCAGGTCGGCGTGAGAGAAACCAAGAAAAACGGCGGCGTAAAGATCGAGGAATACCAAGCGGCGACGTGGCTGCCAGTAGGGGCTTGGCCGTGGTGTGCCGCGTTCGTCTGCTGGGTTGTGAAGCAGGCAGTGGGTAAGACGAAAGTCTCATTCCCGCTACCGCAGACAGCCGGCGCATGGGACTTCGAGCGGTGGTGCCGCGGAGTCGATAACACGGTAAGACTGCGCAAGCCTCCGATGGGTGACGTGAAGCGTGGTGACATCGTGGTCTTCTATTTCAGTCACATCGGGATCGCCGTTGGGCCGCCGGACAAGCAGGGCAACGTGCCGACCGTCGAGGGAAACACAAACGCCGCCGGCCACCGGCTCGGCGATGGGGTGTATGCGAAGACCCGCCACATCTCAGCCATCCGCTCCCGCATCCGCTTTCAGTAACGCGAGGATTTCCATTGCCGTCTCCAAGCTGACAGAGACATCGAACCGCAGACGGAACTGGTCATTGCAATCCTGTTGCAGATCGAACCCGCCAACACGCTTGGCGCGCGGCCTTGTCGGTTTGATGACAACTGCCGGCGGTGTCCACCCAAGCACGCGGGCGAGCTTGGTCAGCGAGTTTTCTTTTTTTGGCAGCTGGTTTTCTCATTTGCTGTCAACATAAATCATGCCGAGGGGGGGGGTCAATAGGATTTTATCCGTATTTTAATTAAGGTAGGATAAAAACCTTGCGCGTCGGATTTTATCGGATTTAATCCGCATTAGCAATGAGCGAACCAACAAGCCCCAAGCCAGGCCGCCCCGCGAGCGGCATTACCAAAGTGAAGCCCGGACTGACAATCGACCGGAAGATTGTCGCGAGGGCAAAGAAAGCCGCGTTCCGACAAAACATGAGCCTGTCCGCTTTTGTGGAGCGCAGCATCGCTTGTTTTCTCGAAGCGCAGAAAGCGGAGGTTGCCCCATGATTGCCCACGTCGAGTTGTCGCTGGATGACGCACAACGGATCATCGCTGCGGCGACCGAGGCTGCAACCGAGCGCATCTTGGCAGAGGTTCTCCTGACCATTCAGGAAGCCGCAGACATGCTCAAGGTATCGACCGCGACCCTCAACCGCTTGCCGGTCCATAGAGTCAAGCTGGGCGGTGCCACCCGATACCGCAGGCAAGACATCCTTGCCCACATTCAAGCGAGTCTTGAAAAATGAAAAACCTTTCCCCCGCCGTGAGGGTGGCGACCTCCGATGCCTGACCAACGAATTGAGGCGGTCTTAAAATGAACGGCGGGGGAATCCAAATTTAGAACCATGAGACGATCCGAAAAAATCTACCATCAGGCACGGCACGAGGCGCTGCTGTCTGTGATGTTCTCGGCAATGAGTGTGGCCGGGTGTGTATGGGCGGTGAGGGCTTGGTTGAGCGTGCCTGCCGGGGGGCTGGCTGCGTTTGCCTTGTCCCTCATCGCCCTATTCCCTGCCGCCGCGCACGCCCGCGAGTGCTCTCGCCTGCTCAACATGGCAAAGCGCGAATCCGACTACGAGGCAAGGCGCTCGATCAGACCGCGCATCTAACCTTTCCAACCAACAACAACAACAACAACAACAACAACAATGAAACTGAACAATAAAGGCAGTGACTTCACTCCACATCCCGAGTGCGACGAACCTATCAAGGCTGTGATCGTTGATATTACCGAGCTGAAACAACGGCAGACACAGTGGGGGATGAAGGACGAATTCCGCATCGTCTATGAAACCGAAATGATGGACGAGGAAAACGACCGGCGCTTCTGCGTCTGGAGCCGCGGCTACACGCCGTTCCTCAACGACAAGGCGGCCATCCGCAAAGACCTTAAGAAGATCATGGGCCGCGATCTGACGAAGGCTGAACTGGAGGAGTTCGATCTTGAGTGCCTGATCGGCCACGGCGTCAAGCTCATCATCCAACACGAGCACAAGGACGACAAGACCTATGCCAACATCACCTTCATCACGAATGACAAGGACAAGCCGCTCAAGCCGTCCGGCAAGTACAAGCGGACCAAGGATCGCGACAACGAGGGCAACTCGAATGAATCGACCAAGACCGCAGATAGCAAGCCCGCCGAAAACGAATGGTCGGATGTGGTTGTCCATGTTGGCAAATACAAGGGCAAGAAGCTCGGAGAAGTGGACGAAAACGGAGCAAAAACGCTGATCGAGAAGTGGCTTCCCAATGCCAAGGCTGCCAAAAACCGCGAGGATGCCGCTCTCGTTGCCGCGTTGACAGAGCTTCAATCCGTGCTGACTGGCGAAGATTACTGATTCATTCAATGTCCGGCCTGCTGGGTAATCCCGGCAGGGGCTAGCCCGGACACCATTCAAATCGCCTCACCCTGCTAGACGGGGTGGGGCTTTCCGGGCAAAAACCATGCCAACCATCGCCGAGATCATCGCCGCCAAGAAAGCCGCCGCAGCAAAGGACGAGCCAAAGTTGTTTGATGCACTGGCAGAGAAAATGGCCAATGCCAAACAACGGATTGACGATTCCGATGCCGAGTGGAAGGAAGCCATAGACCGCATTGACCCGCCGGGAAAGCACAAGGCGGCAGCCATCGTGCTCTCAGCATCGACACCCATGCAGCCGGCGGAGATCGCGCAGAAGGCTCACTACGCGGAGGAGCGCAGCCTGTCCCGCAGCCGGGGAGAGGCAATCCCGATGACGCCGACAGCCGCAGACAAGGAGGTGGCGACGTGGCACGAGGCGCTGAATGCGTTCGAGTCGAGTCTGTGCATCATGCGCGACCCGAAGGAACCGGACGTGGTGTGGCTGGCGATTCGCCCCGACCGGGAGGGACTGCCTCCACTGCTGGTTCACCGCCTGCCGGTGCTGGTGTGGGATCACCCGACAGCCACCTACCGCAGCGAGCCGTTCTAACGATCACCGAGCGGCTGGCACTTGAAGCCCGCCAACGGCGCGAGAAACCAATCCCCGACGACGAATGCGAGACATGCCATAGGAGATGGAGACGCGGGTTGCTCAAGACCTGCTGTGTCTGCACCGGGCACATCAATCTGACAGACAGGAATTTTTTCCCAAGAACACCATGAGCAAAGACCACAGAACCTACGAACCGCAGGACTTCGATGATGTCAGAGAAGATCCTTACCGCTGCCCGAAGACCGACCGCTACGAGCGCGAGCTTGAACGTGCCGACTACTTGCGCGACGAGCGCAAAGACCGGGAGTGGGAGGCTGCGGTTGAGGCGTCTGAACGCCGCAAGGAAAAGGAGGGTAAGCCATGATCTCGCCCGAACTCATCGCCGCCGCCAAGGCTGAGATTGCCAAGCTCCAGAAGGAGGCGGCCATCGCGCAACTCTCACCCGAAGACCAAGCACTGATGAAGAAATACCCACGCCACACGCTCGCGGCTGCACGGTTGATAGACAGCACGCCACTTGCGCGCGGAATCACAGGCTGCCGTTCCGCCTTCGACCTAATCCAACTGCAAGAACGCAACAACTTCCACATCACAGACGACCACACATGAAAACAGACACCATGACAGAACCCGCCACACTCATCCTCGCTGGCTCCGGCTACGAGCTTGCCATCGCTCCCGAAGCGGAGAAGCGCAAGGCCGAGTTGCTTAAGATTGCGACCGCCGTGCGCCACGTCCGCGACAATCAGGAATCATCAGAAGCGCAGTATCACTTGCGCAACCTGGCCGCCATGCGGATCGAGGTTGAAAAATCCCGCAAGATTATCAAGGAGCCGGTCATCCGCATCGGCAAGCTGATCGAGGCCGCTGCCGCCAACTTCATTGCCGATCTAGTGAACGAGGAGAAGCGCATCGCGAAGCTCGTCGGCGACCATGCGGAAGAGGTGGTGAGAATCAAGCGCGAGAAGGAGGCTGCCGAGCGCAAGGCATTCGATGTAGCACGGGCCGCGCGTGAAGCCGCGGAGGCCGCTGCCGCTGCGGCGGAGAACACTGGCACCATCGCCGACGTGATCGCTGCGAAGAAAGCCGCGGCCGAGCGCGAGGAGACGCTGGCCGCGCGTCTGTCTGCATCCACTGAGGTTGCCGAGACCCGCATTGCCGATGGCGTGCGCTTCGCTTGGGACTTCGAGGTGGATAACATTGCCAATGTGTATCGGGCCGCACCGGAAATGGTGACGATGGAAATCAAGCGCGCCGCCGTGTTGTCATGGCTCAAGGTATTGGAAGAATCCGACGCCGATCCCGTTGCTGCTGCCTCGCTTATTGGCATCCGCGCGTTCAAAAAAAACGTAGTATCAACCCGCTGAAATCCCCACCGAACCAATGACTATGAAAACACAAGAAGTGAAGGCATGGAACGCTAGGGCTGTGACGCCCGGAGAGAAAGGAAACGCCAATGAGTGAAACTGAAAAGCTAGTCCGGGTCGATCACCAGCCCCTTGTTGTGCCTCTTAATTTGTGGCTGCAATGGCATGGTGACGGCAACCCCGAAGATGACGGCGAGGTCTGCGAAAGCGAAGTGACCTGGTGCCGCGAGAAAATCTTTGATCACGACGTTGAATATGTCCACGCCGACGAAATCCGCCGCGCCCTCATGGGACATCGCCGCTCCGAACTGTGGGGCGATACCGGACTGATCGCCGCCACCATGCGATGCGTCGAAGCGGTGGGGAAGTTGGAAGACCTCTACGCGCAAATGGACCCAGAAGGATTCTTCGCTCGCAAGATCGCGGCAATTCTTAAGCACAACGCTAGGGCTATGCCGCCCTCAACTGAATCAGACGATGGGAAGTAACAGCACAGCTATTGAGGGTCGGGCATCAG